ATTCAATATCATCTACAAGTATTCTATTGATGCCTTCAATTTCGCCTTCGCATACAGCAATACAGGCAATTAGATATTCATTTCTATCACCTTTGGTTTCTGCAAATATAAGACTACCACCAACTCGTCTAAATCCATATACAATAGGAATAGCAACATTGGTTCCGTTCTTGGTAATTGTTACACCTTGTGCTGATTGGTCTGCTGGCACATTGCCTGGTGTAGGCACATCAAATGCACCCATAGGATTGAAAACAAATCCTACAATGTCGCCAACAAAATTAACAACACCACGAACAATGTTTACAATACCTTTTACTATGCCTTTGACAACATCAGTAATACCTTTTACTATACCACCCATTAGTATTCCTCTACTTTGTGAACAAACCAATTACCACAGTGTTCACCTTGCTTGTGTTCAAAGTAACTACTTGCTCTTTCAATTTGATCTACTGAACCTTTGTAGTCTTTGCCAAATGCACATACACTTGACTCAAAAAACTTTGCGCCTTTTTGTTTGCATTTCTCTACACAGGCATTCCATAAACTGTCTGCTAACCATTTATTTCTTTCACCATCTTCAATATAAAAATATGCAATTTGTCCATACAGTGTTGGATTCCATATTTTTGTATGAAAGAATATAAGTGCATAACCAATTAGTCTACCTTCGCTTTCAACAACAAAACAAGTGTTGATAGGATCCATCATTAGTTTTCTAAATGCCAATGTAAAGTAATGATCGTCCCATGGCAGTTCTTCTGCAATCTGCATTTCTTTGCCATGCTGTCTTGCAAGTTTGATCATTTCATTAGTATCATTGGGTTCAAACTGTCTAATCATTACTTTTTGCCCCACTTCAAATCGGTTAGTGTTTCATGACTGAATTGCATTGAAAAGTCTGCAGGATGTTCTCTTTGAAAATTTTCGTTGTTGGTTCTGCGTCCATTAACTTTTTCAAAGTCTGTAAACTGACTGTCTACTTGAACTGTTAGTGTTGCAGTGTCCTGTGCATCTTCTACCCTGTAACCTGCAATCTTGCCTTTGAATATAGTAAGCGGTCCATCACCTGCACTGTCATAAATTAAATCTTCTGTTGCTTGATCCCACAGTGCTCTATATACTGTAACATCTTTGTTGATTACATCACTGGTAGCAAAACGCAACATTGTAGTTGAATCCAATGCTGTAAATGTAATTGAAATATTGGTTACTTGTGTTTCTGAGTTTTCAGTTGTTTCTGATATACCTAAGAAGTTGCCTTGTGCTTCATATGTGTTTCCAAAGTATGAAATATCATACGGGGCATCTGTGTAGTAGAATCCTGCGATGTCTAACAATACATAACTGACCAACGCCTGCCTTGCAAGTGCTGTATTGGTTACTGTAGATAGACCTCTGCTCATTATACCGCCTCTTGAATATCAATTTCATAACCCACAAGTCCATCTGTTCTATAACCAAACTCTTGAATATCGTTTGAAAGAATCATTCTAAATTCAACATTGGATACCTGAATAGTTGCACCTGTGCTGTCTTCATCTACTGCTGTAATAAGTCCTGGTTGAAAGTTGATTGTTGCATCACCACTACCATCAGTCGTAACATCTTCTGTAACCATATAAACCTTTGTATGATTTGGAAATCGGATGACATCACCTGCCTTGAGGATTGTTACTGAAGTGTCGCCTGATCTAACTGTGCAAGAAGTTGATCCTGCACTGTTTGTTCCTGTAGGATAAGTGTTTTGATTTGGTAATCCACTTTGTGTAGTTGACACATTAGGAATAATAATATCAAATTCATTTAGACTGCCTTGGCATCTTGAAACAAATGCTTGAACTGGTCTTGACTCTGTAAGTGTCATAGGCGGAAACTGTAAAGTGCCGCTCCACACAGTTGTTGAATTTGTTGCTCTAATAATTCTACCACTTGCTGATTCTGTTTTTTTAGTTGCAGTGTTCTGTCTAAAATTAGCAGTAGTAAAACCTGGTGTTTGTGGAAAATCTCCTATAAAGGCCATTATACTGTTACTCCTGTTTTACCACGACTGTTCATCGCTTGGTTAATAATACCAACGATTGTGCTTCTGCGTTCTACAAGCAATTGATCAAATCCTCTGGCATCTGTTGTTGTTATGTTAAAGTTTACATTTACTGGTCCGTTGCCACCACCGTTCATATCTTCAAGTGCAGTTGCTACTTCTCTTGGTATAACTGTGCCTCTCTGTTTAGGCACAATAAGTTCTGGTCCATCTTCACCAACTACTGTTGGTTGATTTAGATTAAGTGCACCACCTCTTTGTCTACCTGTATACTGTTGACTTCTAATTGTAGCAACATTGGCCAAACCTGCCGCTACCACTGCCGCCGCCGCAATAAAGTTGAATGGTGGTGGATATGTAGCAAGTGCCTTGGTTGCACCTTGGTAAGTGTTCATAATCGCTTCTGCAATTCTCATTGCTTTAGCGGCCTGAAATGCTTTCTTATTGTATTTGCCTAATGCTTCAAATGTATCAGCAATCTGTCCAATGGCAAATTGTGCTTTTTCACGCTCGGATTTCTTTTCAAACTCTATTCTTTTGTTTGCAATTTCCTGTTGTCTTTCTTCATAACCTTTGCGTTGTAAGAATTCTTTTTCTTTGTCAGTAAGTTGTTCTTGAATTAAATTTTTACTTGTTGCTAAACGATGTCTAATACTGTTTTCATATTGTCTATCCTGTTCAGCAAGACTTTCTTCATTTAATCTCTTAACTTCATCTTGGAAAATAGTTTCAAGTTCAAGTTTTCTTGTGTTAAAATCTTCAAGTAAAATTTGCTTTGAATCTAATTCTTCTTGTAGCAATTCAATTGCACGATTCTTACCTGCTTCAAGTATTTCTAATTCTTTTGTTCTAAATAAAATAGTTTTTTCAATCAATGAAGTAGAAGCACTTTCAACTTGTTTCATTAGTTCAAGTTCTTTGTTTGCCGCTTGAGTGCCTTTGTATTTTAATTCAAGTCTTATTTTTTCTTGTGCTGTTAATTCTCTACCTAATTGAATTTCTGCAATTTTGATTTTTCTTGCCGCTTCATCAGTAATCAATGCCGTTTTTGCCATAGCATGATTTTCTGTTGCTTTTTGTAGGATCTGTTCGTAAGTTGTTTTGATAGAAACAAGTTTATCTGCTTGTTCTTTTAGGTTTTGCCCAGTGCCCGATGTTGCTTCATTTACCTTGTTAGCATTTTCTTTTTGTGCTTCAAGTTCTTGGTTAATTTTTTCATTGTCAATGGCCAATTGATTTGCTTTTTCATTGATGTTGCCCATTGCTTGATTGAATTCATCTAAACCTACAATGTTTTCACTGATTTTCTCACCAACAGCATTAAATCCATTTTCTAATTTGTCTAAGGCCGCATCAGCAACACCACCAATGTTCATTTTTTCTGCAAGTTTACTAAATGCACCAGTTAGATATTCAACACCAGCGGCAAGTATCAATGCACCTGCAATCAATGGGTTGGCCGCCGCAACCAATGTCATTGTTTTGATTGCTCTTGTTGCCAACACAATACCTTTAACAAGGTGTGAACCAAATGCAAACGCAATTGATCCTAATGCAACAGTAATTTTAAGAGCAAAGAATGCCGCGAATGCTTTACCAATAAGGTCAATGTTTTTAATAACAAGAATCATTGCTTCTTTGGCAAACAAGAATGCTTTGGTTAGGTTTATACCTATTTCTCTTACTGCTTCTTTGTTGTTTTCAATGTAATCTGTTAGACTTTTTGCTGTGTCACCAAGTGCTTTATTGAAACCCTGTTTACCAATGGCAAACTGTGCATTTTGAATTGCAATTTGCAAGTTTGAAAATGCAACACTGGTATTGGCAAGTCTTGCCTCAGTAGCACCACCAAATCTTTCTCTTATTCCATCAGTTAGAGCAGTTAAGATAACATTTGCACCTTCGGCAGTTTTACCAAGGTCACTTAATTGTAATCTATTTCTACCTAATTTCTGTTGTAAGATATCAAATACAGGAATACCTCTATCTGCAAGTCTGTTTAGTTCTTCAAGACCCAAACCACCTGCTGTTGTTCTTGAAAATAGATCAGTGATTGCCTGTAATGATCCTAATTGATCAGTTGTAACCGCCGCGGCATCTGTAAAGAGTGTTAGCAGTTCTTCTGTTGGTTTGATACCAGCAGTTTGTAGTTTGATATAGGTGTTTGTTAGTTCTTCTACACCAAACTGTGTTTTAGTTGAAAACTGTGTAATGAAGTCAAATGCTTCAGCACCTGCTTTGGCACTGCCAGCAACCGTATTCAAAGTAGTTTGTAAATCTTCAAATCTTGTTGTGGTTGTTACAATGTTTCTAATTAAA